CCGAGGTATTCCTTTTGAAACTACAAGTCAATTATTAGGGCTAGCAGATTGTATTGAAAAAATCAGAGCAATTTGTACAACCTGTGGCAAACCTGCCACAAAGACATATAGAATAAAAGCAAGTGGAGATCGTGTTCAGGTAGGTAGTATGGGCATGTATGAACCAAGATGCTTAGAGCATTGGAAACCAAAATGAAAATAGATGTGCTTGAATATATACGGACAGTACCAGATTATCCTGTAGAAGGTATAAACTTTTATGATTTAAACAGTTTGTTTGCAAGTCAAGTTTGGGGACAGGCTGTTGCAGAGTTTTGTAGCGATATGCAATACGGGGAAGTGTTTGGACATATAACTCATGTTGTTGGAGTTGAAAGCAGAGGATTTGTTGTTGGGCAAGCACTAGCAAGCGAATTAATGTTGCCGTTTGTTATGATGCGTAAACAAGGAAGTAAGTATCCTGGTGAGTTATATAGTGCAAGTTATGAACTGGAATATGGTACTGATACGCTTGTACTACAAAAAGGAATCTTAGGACACACAAGCCGTGTATTGATTGCAGATGATTTAGTAGCAACAGGTGGAAGTTTAACCGCGGCTGCAGATCTCATCAAGCAAGCAGGAGCAACACCACTAGCATGTGCAACTGTTGTAGATTTAAAATATTTACGTAGTCAAGATCCTATTGAAATTTACAGTATGGGAACAAAAAAATGTTTACAGTAGAGTTTAATTTTGATAGCACTGAAGTACGTGTATTAGACGATACAGGGAGACATGAAGAAATTATTGTTAGTTTTTTTGAAGATAGTGTAAAGGTAGAACAGTACAATGCTAAAAGTGATTTATATACAAATGTATTGATGTCTCCAGAACAATGGGACGAAATTTTAAGTGCTATGCAAAGTACAGAAGGTGCTTTTATAAAGAGGATTAAACATGGTTAAAGAATTTGTATTAGTAATTAGCATGTGGGGTAATAACGGCACTACATGGGAATATATTGGTAATCAGTATATTATGCAAGAAACATTCACTGAAACACAATGTACATTAATAGCTGAAGATGAAAATTGGGCTCGTGTAATGAATAACAAATATTACAGATTGCAGTTTGATTGTTTTCACAAAGATGCACATGACTAGAGTTGGGTTTACAGCAAGTGCATTTGACCTGTTACATGCAGGACACGTGCAGATGTTACGAGAAGCAAAAGAACAATGTGATTACTTAATATGTGGGTTGCAAATGGATCCTAGTCTAGATCGCAGAGGTAAAAGCACACCGGTACAAACTATTGTAGAACGCTATGCACAATTAAGAGGTGTGCGTTATGTAGATGAAATTATCCCATATAATACAGAAACAGATCTAGAAGATATACTGAGTATGTATCATATAGATGTAAGAATATTAGGTGCTGAGTACAGAGACAAAGATTTTACTGGTAAAGATATATGTCGCAAACGTGATATAGAGTTGTATTTTAACAGTAGAGATCACAGATTTAGTAGTACGGATTTACGTACTAGGATTGCTGAAAGGGAAAGAGAATGAGAATATATGGTATGGCTATAGCATTATATAACTTTCGTATAGAAAGAGAACGTCAAATCGTTTTACTGTTAAGGAGTGTAGAATAATGTGGGTAGATGACATACACAAACAAGATAAATTATGGTTAGAACGCCTTCGTGCAGTTGCTAATGAATTTGATGATTTTGAATTAAATGCAATTGCAGATAGGTTCAGTCAACTAACTGACACTGCCGCTACCCGTAGGCACTGGCGTAATGGAAATGAAAAATGAAATACAAACAAACTGGCGTTAATAGTTGGATTATAGAAGTGCAAGAAAATGGAAAAACTAAAGAATTGTTCTTAGAGTTTCCTCCAGAAGCACTTGATCAAGTAGGTTGGGACACAGGCGACACATTGATTTGGGAAGAACTTGATCATGGATACAGTGTACGAAAGAAAGAAACTTGACATTTGGTCTAAATACGTGTATTATAGTAGAAAATACAGGAGCATTAAATGAATAAACATATTGAAGCACTTAAAAGTAAATATGGCGAAGGAACAGCCGCTGATTTAGATTACGGTAAACTTATTATTATCGGATTATGTGTTTACATTGCAGTACAGGTTAGTTAATGAAACTTAGATATAGTGAAGCATTTTACAGTGTACAGGGAGAAGGCAAGTTTGTAGGAGTACCTAGTGTGTTCCTACGTACATTTGGTTGTAACTTCCGCTGTATGAATTTTGGTACAGACGAGAAGCGAGATCGTTGGCAACAACATGCTGATGGGCAACGTTACAATCCAGAAGTACTAGGCTTACTTGAAGCTGGTGTACATGAAAAAACAACTAAATTTGAGGATTTGCCTATTGTACACACAGGGTGTGATACATATGCAAGTATCTATCCTGAATTTAAACATTTTAATAAACAAGCAACTGTAGATGAAGTTGTTGAACATATATTGTCACTTACACCAGAAGGTAAGTGGACAATGGATAATGGCCAGGACGTACACTTAATAATGACTGGCGGAGAACCGTTGTTGGCGTGGCAACGACTGTATATTGAATTATTTGAACATCCACGTATGCAGGATTTAAAAAATGTTACATTTGAAACAAACACTACACAACATCTTAAAGAAGATTTCGTTGAGTATCTCAACACTCAAGACAAATTTGAAGTCACTTGGAGTTGTTCCCCAAAACTTAGTGTCAGCGGAGAACCTTGGGATACTGCTATTAAACCTGACGTTGCTCGTCAGTATAGCCTTGTTGACGGTAGTGACATTTACTTTAAGTTTGTTGTGGCTACTGAAGACGACTTTGAAGAAGTTGGCAGAGCTGTGCAGGAGTATCGCAACGCAGGTATTCAATGCCCAGTCTATCTCATGCCGCTTGGCGGCCGTTCGGAAGAGTATAACCTCAATGTTAAAGAAGTCGCCGAAGCATGCATGGAACGAGGATGGAGATTTACACCAAGACTCCATATCAGCCTTTTCGGGAATGCCTGGGGAACCTAGGTTCGATAACGAATACAAAAATGAACAACACAAAAAAGCAATGAATGCTCCTATCGATCAAGATAGGATAAGGAAAGCAGGTTGGTAATGAAATTTATTAAAAAGGCGGTTGCAAAAATGCGCCTAAAAGACGAAAAACTAGAAAAAGAACTTGCTACTATTAATGAAAAGCCCTGGGTAAAAGTTATTAATGTAACAATGGCAGATCCAAAAGATCCTAGTACAGGATTTTTTGAGCTAGATTGGAATGAAAAATTTGTTGACAGTTTAATAGAAGCAGGCTATAGTGGTAGGACAGCCGAAGAAACTGTTGATATGTGGTTTAACGATTTATGCAGAGGTGTAGTAAACGATGACTTCGAAGAAGGATAAAGATAATATATGGAGCATGAGCTATGAATATAGACTTACTCCTGAAGATTACAGCGTGTTTAACATAGCACCCAAAGCTGTGCGCAGACACCAAGTAGAGCTAGAAATGGAACTGCTTAGAGATATAGATATGTGGGTAGATGTCTGTGGAGACGATTTACCTGAAGCTCAAGCACTATTAAAGAAGATTATGGACAAATGACATACATACTTGTAGACACTGCAAACATGTTTTTTCGTGCTCGTCATGTAGTACGTGGAAGTGATATTGATACAAAGATTGGCATGGCATATCATATTATGTTTAGCGCAATCAATAAAGCATACAAAGACTTTGACGGTAGTCATGTTGTGTTTTGTTTGGAAGGTCGTAGTTGGCGAAAAGACTTTTATGTACCTTATAAAGCAAATAGGGCCGCCGCCCGTGCCGCTCTTACAGAAGCAGAACAAGAAGAAGATCAGGCATTCTGGCAAGCATTTGATGACTTTAAGACTTTTATTGACGAAAAAACTAATTGCACAGTCCTACAACATGGTAACGTAGAAGCTGATGACTTTATTGCACGTTGGATACAAAACCATCCTAACGACAAGCATGTTGTTATTAGCAGTGATAGCGACTTCTATCAGCTCATTAGTGAGAACGTTACGCAATATAACGGAATACAAAACCAACACATTACGTTGGATGGTGTATTTAATGACAAAGGGAAACCTGTAAAAGACAAAAAAACAGGAGAACAAAAGCAAATAGAAGAGCCTGAATATCTACTATTTGAAAAGTGTATACGTGGCGATACTAGTGATAATGTGTTTAGTGCATATCCTGGTGTACGTAAAAAAGGCACTAAAAACAAAGTAGGTATGTTGGAAGCATTTGCTGATCGCAATAACAAAGGCTTTGATTGGAATAACTTTATGCTACAACGTTGGACAGATCATGAAGGTGTAGAGCATAGAGTATTAGATGATTACCAACGTAACCGTACACTGATTGACTTAACTGAACAGCCTATAGAAATAAAGTCAGTATTAGATAGTGCTATTGTGGAGCAGGTAGAAAAACAACCTACTGGTCAAGTTGGCATAAAGTTTATGAAGTTCTGCGGTAGATATGATTTGCAAAAGATTAGTCATAATGCTACAGATCATGCAAATTACTTAAATGCGGCATATGGATCATGAAATACACAGCAAAAAATATAATAAAAGATAAATTTTGGATTGTTTTAAACAACGGAGAAAAACTGGGTACTGTAAAGTATACAGACGGGAACTACGAATTCTTTGAAAATGGTGCAACGCAAACACATGTTTATACTGAAGAAGAATTTAAAGAACAATTCAAGTTGATAAATACTATTAACAACAAAGGCAGTTTTGTAGATGTATTTGGATATAACACAAATTGCGAAGAGGTGTTTAATGTTAGGACGGAGGAAAATGTTCCAGTCTTCACAAAGACAGTAAACAGTAAAAACTTTCATTGTGCAGGCTACTATGCCATTTACTTCCCTTCCATTAAGTGGAGTTCGGCTTTTTGCCCACGGTTAAAGACATTAAAATCGTATCCGTTTATGGGTCCTTTCAAGACCGAGTCAGACGTAAATCTGGCTATGAAAAGGAAACGATATGAACAAAATATGGAAGAAGTTAATAACAACATGTGTAGTAGTACTAACATGTAACATGGCTCTTGCACAAGAGGCCAAACAACCGCCCACAACTGCACTTCCTTTAATTATGCCATGTAATAAAAGTCAAATAATATTTGATATGCTAGGAAACAGAAAGTATGTGGAGACACCTATTGCAATAGGTAATGGAATTGTATTTAAACCCGACAATATGCCAGTACCCGGACAACTTACACTTTGGTATAACAAGGACGACAAGAAGAATTTTAGTATTGTCTTTACTATTGGCGGCACAAATATAAGTTGTATTGTTGTTAATGGCACAAATTTAGAGTTTGTTCCTGGCAATTGGATAGATAGCATTTGAGTTTTAAATACGTTGTTAATACTAAATAGTATTATAGACGTAGGAGAACACAGTGGCAAGACCTAAACCAACAATAATACTAGAACACACTGACAGTAAAACATATCGCAGTGAACAAGTACTACAAGCAGATGCAATTTATGCTGTCTTTTATCAAGACAAACCTATAAATCTAAGAAGTTTAAACAGTTTAGTAAATTATCCTGGACCCAAATACAAAAAGGTTAGTTTTAGTAATAGTGGACATGCGTTTAATCTAGCAGAGAGACTAAACAGAATGTTCAAGTGCAAAGACTTTACAGTAGTTAAATTAAGCGATGGCGAAGTAATTGACGAAGACGACATCAGTACATGATCAGATTGTAACTTACCTAACAGACAAATACGGTGACGGTGTAGATATGCGTCCTAGAGATTTGTTTTACAATACAAAGAAAAAAGGTTTGCGCTTAACAAGACTAGGTTATGAATTATTACGTAAAGAGTATGATTACTATCCTTTTGCCCTAGCAAAAGAAACAAAAGTAACTGCTAGACATATCCTTGCATTAGATAAAGAAATGCAATGGCCGTATTTCTTAACAAAGAAACAAATTGTACTTTTTAGTGAAGAAGATAGTGTTATCTTTAAACTAGTAGACGGATATGAAAACTGGATAGCAGGAATAACATGAACATTAGCGACATAAGAATCCAAGTAACACCAGGAAAAATAGGTGTATTTTGTAGTGGAGGAGCAGACAGTAGCATTTTACTCTATGCATTACTTAAGAATACTGATAGTGAAATAACAGTTTTTACTTTAGGTAATAAAGAAAAAAAGTATAAAAACATAGATATTACAAAAAATGTTATTGCAAAATGCCAAGAACTAACAAACCGTAATATAGATCAACACGTAATACGAAACGCTGATGTGCAAACAAAACAAGAAATATTTAATACAGAGTTTTTATCATATGTTGACGATGGCAGACTTAAAATTTTATACACAGGATTTACAAGTAATCCCCCACAGCATGTTACTGAATCGTTTAAAAACAAAACAGAAATTGAAATAAGATCTCCTGATATTGTAAAACCTTTTTACCATAGAAATGGTACAATATATACCCCATTTGCTAATATAGATAAAACTACAATTGCAAATATGTACACCGAACTAGATGTTATGGACAGCCTATTTCCTGTTACAAGAAGTTGTGAATGGAAAGAAAGTATGGGAGGCGACGATCCAGGTTTAGAACATTGTGGCACATGCTGGTGGTGTGAAGAACGACTATGGGCGTTCAATAAATTATCATAAAACATCTGATTACGCTTGACTTCTATATCAAGATATACTATATTATATAAGTAACTTAACAAAAAGGAACTTAGTATGATTATGGAAGCATGGCTATTACTTACAGCCGTAATTTTTACGTATGTAGGCTATCGTATGGGTAGTGAATCAGGTATGCATAAGGGTATCGACGGTACACTTATGATGTTAACCCAACAAAAATTCATTAAAATTACTGAGTTACCTGACGGCGAAATTGAAATAGAAAAGGCAGGTGAATAATGTTGGAGACCATAAGTACAGATTTCTTAAGAAAAACTGATCGTAAATATGATGCACAATTTGTACAAGATGCACAGGCCTGGTATACGAAGTTTACAGGCGGTATTGGTAATGCTAGTAGAGATGATATTATAGAAATGTATCTACTTTTAGCAAAAATAGATGAAAAAAAGTGTTGACAAGTAAGACGTTTTACTTTATAGTATAAGAGTAACTTAGATAGAGGAAAGATAATGGCATTAGCAGAAACACAAGCCCGTACAGTAACACTTACAGAAGCACGTAAGTATATTAAACATCATGCTAAAACAAAACGTCCTGTAATGATTTGGGGACCTCCAGGTATTGGTAAAAGTGATCTTGTTGCACAAGTTTGTAATAGTTACGAAAACAGTCTGCTTATAGACGTTCGTTTGCCGCTTTGGGAACCCACAGACATTAAAGGTATCCCTTACTACGCCGCAAATGACAACACAATGAAATGGGCGCCGCCTACAGAACTTCCAAGCGAAGAACTTGCCGCCAAATATGATGTAATTTTCCTTTTCCTTGATGAGCTTAATGGTGGTGCACCAGCAGTGCAAGCCGCGGCTTATCAGCTTATTCTTAACCGTAAAGTTGGTACCTACAAACTGCCTGACAATGTTGTTATTATTGCCGCAGGTAACCGTGAAACTGACAAAGGCGTAACATACAGAATGCCTAAGCCGTTGGCTAACCGTTTTGTACACTATGAAATCCGTGTAGACTTTCCTACTTGGAGTATTTGGGCAACAGACAACAATCAGAATCCTGATGTTGTTGGTTACTTGACTTTTGCTAAAGGCGATCTTTATAACTTTGATCCTGCTAGCAACGATCGTTCGTTTGGTACGCCACGTACTTGGAGTTTTGTTAGTGAGATACTTGAAGATGTAGATGACTTTAGTGACGAAGAAGTTACTGATATGGTTGCAGGTGCAGTTGGAGAAGGACTTGCACTCAAGTTTAAAGCACACCGCCAGGTTGCTAGTAAGTTGCCTAACCCTACACTTATCCTTAAAG